CCGCCGCGCTCGGCTTGTGACAAACTCACCCACCCTACGATTATGTTGAGCGACTTCCACACATGCCACCTATCGTCACGAGTGGGATTCAGCACATCAAAGCGCCCATCGGTCGGCGGCAGTGGCGCATCGCCTTCATCGCGGCGCGTGACATGCCGAAAAACACGCTCGGGCTCTGCGATCACCCGCCAGGTCGGCATCCGACGATTCTCGTAAGGCGAACACAATCTTCACGGATGCTGCTCGACACGGTCGTGCATGAGGTGCTGCACGCCTGCCGTCCCGAAATGAGCGAGGAAGCCGTGGCGGAAACGGCGAGTACCATCGCGCGCGTACTGCATCGTCTCGGCGCGCGCATCACGCCACCGTAGGCACGCCCAGTCGCGCGACCGTGAGGGTCAGGGAGTCGCTATGGCTGACATGGTCACATTCGTGGCGCTCGGCGTGCCAGGTCCGTCGGGCTCGAAGCGTGCGCTGCGCCACCGATACACGGGCAAGATCGTGCTGATCGACTCAGGCGGCGCGCGTACGCGAGCGTGGCGTTCGACGGTCGCCGCAGCCGCGCGCGCTGCGATGAAAGACATCGACTCGCTCGAGCCGCCGTACTACCTCGCGATCGAGTTCCGCATGCCGCGCCCGCAATGCCATTACAACAAGGCAGGCGAGTTGCTGCCTGGCGCACCGTGGGTCCCCGTCGTCAAGCCCGATCTGACGAAGTTACTGCGTGCGACCGAGGACGCTCTGACGGGCATCGTCTGGGCGGACGATTCGCTCGTCGTCGAGACTTATGTTTCGAAGACATATGCTTTGAGCAGCGCAGCGGGCGCGAGGATCACCGTCTGTCATGTCGAAAGCAAAAGCGGCAAAGGCAAAGACAACATCCAGAGAGCCGCGTTCTTCGACGGCTCGGCTCTCGCATGACCTGTCGTGGGCGCAGGTCCACAAGAGCATCATCCGCATCGACTGCAAACTGGCGCACACGAACGACGCGGTCGAGTTCCTGCTGCGCGGCGACGCGCACCACGACAACCCGCACAGCGATCACGAGAAGCAACGCGAAGACCTGCAGGAGGCGCAGCGTCGAGGCGCGGGCATCATTGATGTCGGCGACCTGTTCTGCGCGATGGGCGGTCGAGCCGACCCGCGCCGCTCGCGCCAAGGCGTGACACGCGAGGAGCATGTCGAGGCTCCCGATTACTTCGACTCGCTCGTTCGACACAACGCCGCGTTCCTGCGCCCGTTCGCGCACAACATCATCGGGCTCGGCATGGGCAACCACGAGACGAGCGTGCGAAAGAATGAGCAGACCGACCTGACCGCGCGGCTCGTTGAGCGACTCAACACGCTCGAAGGCACGAGCATCTGCAACGCAGGCTACGGCTGCTACTACGCGATCGGCATCGAGTTGCACGGCTGCAAGACGACCTCGTGGCTGCATGTCTTCCACGGCTCAGGCGGCGGCGGCATGATGTCGTTCGACACGCTGCGCGTGCGCCGGCAGTCGTCGTTTCACCCGATGGCGGATGTGCTCGTGTGCGGTCATGTCCACGAGCGATGGGCGCTCGAGACAACGCGCATCGTGCCGAGCGCGATGGCAGGTGTCTACCGCATTCGTCACATTCCACAGTGGCATGTTCGGACGGGCACTTACAAGCAGGAGTTCGACATGGCGGGCGGATTCCACTTCGAGCGCGGCGCACCGCCGAAGCCGATCGGCGCGATGTGGATGAAGGTCTCTATGATTACACAGTACGAGAGCGAGCGCGGCGAAAACGCGCGCCAGCGATACCCGAAGTTCGAGTTCACTCCGACATGAAAGGCACGATGAGCAACAACGAAAGAGCGGCACGCAACATCGTTGCGCAGTTCGTCGAGGAGGTCAACGCCGACTCGATCATCGTCATCTGGAGCGAGGTGGGCAAGGACACAACGAGCAGCAAGGTCGTCACCTTCGGCAACCAGTTCGCCGTCAAGGCGATGGTCAAGGCGATGCACGACGACTACCTGTTGGAAGAAATGAACGAGCGCAAAGACAAGAAGCGCAAGGAGTGAGCGATGCCCGACCAAGACGACCCGCAACGACGCGCCGGCGTGCAGACTGTGCTTCAATGGGCTCAACTACTGGTACTCGTCATCGGCGTGGGCGGGCTGTTCCTGACGATCGGGCGGCGCGACGCGATGCTCGAGATGAACGGGCAACAGATCTCGGAGTTGAGGGCGATCTGCTCGGACCTAGCGCGCGTGACTGGTTCGTTGAGTTCTACCGACGCAGCGCACAGCGCACAGATCGCATCGATCGAGAGGCGGCTCGACAGACTCGAGCGTCAACCGTGACGCTGCTCGAGTCGATGGCAGCGCAGTGCAGGCTGATGATGGCGTACAACGACAAGTACACTGCGATCATGCATCGCGTGAACGCCTACCGACTGGCGACGGCACTGTTCGCGTCGTTCGCCGCGCTCTCTGCGCTCGCCGCGCTCGTGATCGGCGCGCGCCTGCTCTGGCTGCTATAGTGTCATCTCACCCTGTACGGAGGATCAATGAGTCTCAATAACATGTCGAAAAGTTGGAAGACAACTGGCGCAGGAGTCGCGGCGATCGTCGTGGCGGCTGGCGCGATCTTGACGGCGCTCACGGACAACGACCCCGCGACGAACCCAGACTGGGCGGCGCTCGTCGCTGCGGTCATCGCGGGCATCGGGCTGATCTTCGCCAAAGATGGCAATGTCACGGGAGTGTGATGCGTGCGTTCCTGCAGGCATTGTTCGGCTCGCTGCTCGAATGGCTCGGCGTGCAGGCTGAGCGATCCAAGCGAGCCGAGGACGCGCAGGAAGATCGCGACCTGCAGCAGCGCATCGGACGACGCGTGGACGAGTACCTTCGTGCTCGTCGTGCTGCTGACGCTGAGCGCTTTGGCGGTCTCGGGCTGCGCGAGGACGGTGCTCGTGAGCGAGGACAGCCCGATCAGGACGGGACCTGACCTGCACGCGCGGGTCTACACGCTGACGAGCGACGGCGACTGGCGGCTCAGCGACAACAAGGTCCACATCCCTGAGGGCTGGTACTGTGTCCCACCGTCGTTCGTCAAAGACAAGTAGTAGCGCGCACTTGGACCTCATCGAGCGCCAGATCGACCGCGTGACGACCCTTACGGAGTCGGACTACCAGTCGCTCCGCACGATGCTGATCGAGATCGAGCACAACGAACGGCAGCCCAAGCGCGAACGGACTCGCGCTGCGCTGCTCCGCTCGCGTATCGAGTCGGCAACACGCCAAGGCTGGGGCAAGCGATGAGCGAGAACCTGCCCGTACCGCAGCCAAGCGTCGCGCACGACGAGCACCACAAGCGAGGCGACATGGCGCTCATCGGGCGCGCGCTGCGCGAGCGGTGGGCGATCCCGCCGCACATCTACGCGCTGATCCCGAACACGATCGCTCGCATGCTCGAAGAGGCGCAGAGCGACCGCGAGCGTGCAGCCGCCGTCGCGCTCTTCCTGTCGATGAACAAGCAGAACCTCGACGCGGATGTCGAGCAGGACCGCATCGCTCGGCTCGACGCGGGCTCGCCGACCGAGGTGGTCTACAAGATCGGCAAGATCGAACTGTGAACATCCCGCCGCTCGCACTGCCGCCCATGTACGAGGCGCAGAGGCGCGCGATCTGCGACCCTGCCCGCATCGTCGTCATCGAGGCGGCAACGAAAGTCGGCAAGACGGTCGGCTGCATGATGTGGCTGCTGCGCTTGGCGTGGAACGACGAGAAGGCGAACGGCGCGTACTGGTGGGTCGCGCCCGTGTATCAGCAGTCGCGCATCGCGTACGACCGCGTGAAGAACTGGCTGCGCCAGGCGGACCCGCAGAAGATCATCTGGTCGTCGCACGACACCGAGATGTGGATCGAGTTGCCGTCGAAGTGCCGAGTCTGGTTCAAGTCAGGCGACAAGCCCGACAACCTCTACGGCGAGGATGTGCGAGGCGCGGTCATCGACGAGGCAACGCGCTGCAAGGAGCAGGTCTGGCACGCCGTGCGCTCGACCGTGACGGCGACGCGCGCGCCGATCCGCGTGATCGGGAATGTGCGCGGCAGGCGCAACTGGGTCTACGCGATGGCGCAGCGTGCCGACGGCAACGAGGTCGCGTATCACAAACTGACCGCGTACGACGCTGTCGCGGCGGGCATCATCGACGCGTCCGAGGTCGAGTCGGCAAAGCGCGACCTACCTGACGCTGTGTTCCGCGAGTTGTATCTCGCCGAGGCGGCAGACGACGGCGGCAACCCGTTCGGCGTGGACGCGATCGCGCGTTGTATCGCGCCGATGAGCGGCGAGCCTGTCGCCTGCTACGGCGTGGACCTTGCCAAGAGTCAGGACTGGACGGTCGTCGTCGGGCTCGACCGCGACTGCCGTGTCTGCGTGCTCGAGCGGTGGCAGAGCGACTGGGGACAGACGCTCGAGCGGCTCAAGCGCACCATCGGCGACACGCCGGCGCTGATCGACTCGACGGGCGTGGGCGATCCGATCGTCGAGGAGTTGCAGCGTGCGCTGCCGTGCGTGACGGCGTTCAAGTTCACCTCGCAGAGCAAGCAGCAGATCATGGAGGGCTTGTCCGCGAGGATGCAGCAGGGCGGCATACAGTTACCCGACGGTTGGCTGCGAGCGGAGTGCGAGTCGTTCGAGTTCGAGTACTCGCGGACGGGCGTGCGATACAGTGCGCCTGCAGGGCAGCACGACGACGGCGTGTGCGCTTTGGCGCTTGCGGTGCGACACCTCAGCACTGTCGGCGCAAACACTCTCGAGGTAAGGATTCTCTGATGGGACTACTCGACTTCTTCCGCAAGCGGGTCAACGATGACGCGAAGTACATGCAGTCGAGCGTGTCTGTGATGTCGCTCGGCTATCAGGGCATGTCGTCGCAGTTCTCTATGCGTCACAGCGTCGAGGCGTACCGCTCGTGGGTATACGCGGCAGCAACGATCAATGCGCAGGCGGTGGCATCCGTGCCGCTGCGAATGTATGTGCGCACGAATGTGGCAAGCAAAAGCAAACTTTGGCAGACGCGACCCGTTCCAAGGCGGCGCAAGGCATATCTACATGGCGATCTTGCGCAGAAGCCAAGCGTGTCTGTGATCAAGTCTGCGCAGTTGGCAGGTGACTTCGAGGAAGTCGTGGACGCGCATCCAGTCCTTGAACTACTGCGTCGTCCAAGCAAATATGAGGACGGATTCATGCAGGCGTGTCAGCGCATCCTGTTCCTTGAGTTGTGCGGCAACGCCTACCTGCATATTGTGATGGATGAGGCGCTCGGCGTGCCGAGTGCGCTGTACACCGTGCCAGCGCAGCATGTCACGATTCAGCCTGGCAAGGAACAACTCGTCGATCACTACCTGTATGGCACGAACGCGGCGCAGATGCAGCGGTTCGAGTTAGACGAGATCATCCACTTCAAGCGACCGAACCCGCGCAGCCTGTTCTACGGCGCAGGCAAGGTCGAGGCGGCGTGGGCGGCGATCCAACTCAACACGGCGACACACGAGATGGACCTCGGGTACGCGCAGAACCTGCAGCGACCCGACTTCGCAGCGATTGTCAAGGGCGGCGCAAGCGAGCAAGCGATGCGGCGCTTTGAGGAGTCGATGCGCTCGCTGCACCAAGGCGGTCGCAAGGCAGGTCGCATGGTGGCGATCTCGGGCGACATCACGCTGCAGCCGCTGTCGTTCCCAAACAAGGACACGAACGGGCGTGATGACATCGTCGAGGAGATTGCTGCTGTATTTGGTGTGCCAGTCACGATGCTCAAAGCCAATGATCCTAATTTGGCGTCATCGCAAACTGGATCGCAAATGTGGCGCGAGTTCACCGTGCAACCGATCTGTGCGCTCGATGAAAATGTGTTGAACAACTCGCTGCTGCCGCTGTTCGGCATCGAGGACTCGGCATATCTCGCGTATGACAATGCAGTACCCGAGAACCGTGACGCGGACTCGCGCGAGCGGCAGGCTGCGGTCGCAGGCGGGTGGCGCACACCGAACGAGGCGCGTCTCGAGGAGGGCTACGACGAGTTGCCCGACCCAGAGGCGAACAAACTGCATGTCGGCGCGTTGCCGCTCGGCGGTCTGCAGCAGCAGCCGTCGCAGTTCGGACCGCTGCAGTTGGCGCTCGGCAACCTTGCAACCCGCGAGCCCGTGGCACTGCCTGCGGCTGAGGTCGAGCCCGAGAAGGCGGTCGAGGTCGAGGCAAAGGCGGACGACTGCGTGGGCGACAAGGTGCGCATCCTCATCGGCGAGGGCTACGACCGCGATCAGGCGCTCGCCATCGCGTACGAGATGTGCGGCGAAAAGGCGGTCGAGGATGTGGACCTCAAGCCGACGGCTGAGATGGCGCGGCTCGCCGACCGTGGGCTGCAGTTGCGTGCCGAGTTCAATCGCGGCGGCACGGCGGTCGGCGTTGCGCGCGCGCGTGACATCGGCAACCGCACCAACCTATCGCCCGAGACCGTGCGGCGCATGGCATCGTATTTCGCGCGTCACCGCGTGGACCTCGAGGCGCAAGGCGCACGCCCAGGCGAGGACGGCTACCCGTCGGCGGGCGCGATCGCGTGGATGCTCTGGGGCGGCGACCCGACCGATCCAGACGGCGCAGGCGCGGCGTGGGCTGCTCGCAAGGTCGAGGAGATCGAGCGCCAGACCGAGACGAGCGCGAAGGCTGAACGCGAGGAGCGGCTCGATCGCGCCCGCAAGCGCATCGCGCAGTACGAGGCGCAGTCGTGGGCTGCGGCTCAGGACGGCTCGATGGCTGAGGAGATGCGCAAGCGCGTCGAGGCGGTCAACGAGCGGCAGGCGAAGATCATGTCGATCCTCAAGGTGATCGCCGACAGCGTGGTTGAGGGCGACGAGTGAGCGACCTGAGCGACATCGAGTCGGCACTGCCTGCGCTCGAGCAGCAGCAGGACGAGACGGTGATCACGCTCGCCAAGTTGCTCGGCGCACTCGAGGCGGGCAAGATCAAGCCCGCGAAGCGCGTCACGAGCGAGAAGGTGATGCGCGAGGTGGTCGAGATCGTCAAGGGCGAGAAGGGCGATCAGGGACCGCAGGGACCGCAGGGCGAGATGGGACCAGTTGGACCGACGGGTCAGGGACTGACCTACCTCGGCGAATACACGAAGGGCACGCAGTTCCGTGCGCTCGACATCGTCACGCACGGCGACGCGACCTACATGGCGACCGACCTGACGACGGACGAGCCGCCGTCCGACTCGTGGCGGCTGCTCGTCAAGGCGGTCCACGGTCAGGATGGCAAGCAAGGACCGCAGGGACCCGCAGGACCAACGGGACCGCAGGGACCGCAGGGAGAGACGGGTGCGGCAGGCTTGGCTTGGCAGGGCAACTACGAGGCGGGACGGCAGTACGCGGCTGGCGACGTGGTCGGGTACGACGGCGGCTCGTACGTCTGCGTGCAGGCGACGGGACAGGCGCCTCCGAGCGGCTTCGGGTGGCAGGTACTAGCCGAGCCGGGCGATACGGGACCGCGCGGCCCGAAGGGCGAGCGAGGCGCGGACGGTACGAGCGCGAGCCTCGCCGACGGCGACTACGGCGACATCACGGTCAGCGGGTCGGGCGCGACTTGGACGATCGACAGCGGCGCAGTTGTCGAGGCGAAGATCGGGACAGGTGCGGTCACCGAGACCAAGATCGGGACGGGAGCAGTCTCGCCGACCAAGATCAGCACGGGCGGTCCGTCGTGGACAACGGGTGGCGCGGTCACGGTCACGAGCCAGAGCGTCACGGCATCGACCGCGAGCACCACGACAGGAACGGGCGCACTCGTTGTCACAG